TGGGGCGAGCAATCTGTGTCATTTGATTTTGACGCATCAAGAGTGGTACCAACCGCAAACGAAAACAGACCGCGCAACGTCGCATTATTAGCTTGTATTAAATACTAAGGATAAACCATGACTTACCCATTAATAAAAAAAGTATGCCAATTAGATGAGCAAGGCATTTATGTTGGACAAACGGACGCAGATTTATCCCCCGAAGAAGCAGATAATGGTATTTATTTAATGCCTGCCGGTTGTGTTGATATTGATCCGCCAGAAGATAAAAAAGGCTTTGTCGCGAAATGGACAGGCGAAGCTTGGGAATACATTGAAAACCATATTGGCGAAACAGTGTACTCAACAACAATGAAAGAATCATTGGTAATTAGTGAGTTTGGCTCAATCCCTGATGGGTACACGGCGGTTAAGCCCGAAAGCGAACTTTCTGAGTGGGACGGCAAAGCATGGGTAATACCTCCCGGAAAACTGACCGCACTTTTATCAGAAAAACGTAACCGTTTAATCGAGCAAATTGACAGCCATGCGGCAACAATTTACAGCACGTGGACGCGTTTTGAGTTTGAGTATCGTGAGCGCCAAACAGCGGCTGAAGCTTATAAGGCAGCAAACTATCAAGGTGATTGTAGCCGTTATATTACAGATTTTGCCAAACGCGCAGGTTTAAACAACAAAGCGGCAACAGATTTGATTTTGGTGCAAGCGGCAGGGCTCGAAAAGCTACAAGTTGAGCTGGCTAACCAACGCATGCGCAAGTATGAGCTCAAAGCACCTAATCTCACACTTGAGCAAATGCAGGCAACTTATGACGACATTATTAAACAAATGGATCACTTGATGGAGGCTTATAACAATGGCTAACCGTGTCTATCTCGCTTTTTATAAGCATAAACGTAGCTTCTTAAAAGAGCCTTTCAAAGCCCTAGCCGATGCAGTGACACGCTTTTTTACAAAAGGCCAATACTCACACTGCGAGATAGCTGTTGAGCGGCTGGAATTTACTCAAGGTGACCATTACGAGCATCGAGTCATGTTTGATTGTTATTCCGCGTCAGTGCGCGATGGTGGCGTTCGATGTAAGCAGATTGATTTGCCTGACGCGGACAAGTGGGATTTGATTTGCCTTGAGAATGTAACAGAGGCGCAGATTAAATCTTATTTCAACCGCACAGCAGGCGCTAAATATGACTGGTGGGGCGCGCTAGGAGTTGTTCTTGGGATTAAGCAAAAACGAAGCAAATATTTTTGCTCAGAATGGTGCTTTAACGCAATTTATAACAGTGATGAAGGTTGGCGTTTTAGCCCAAATCAACTGGCAGCAATTTTTAAAAAAGGATAACAGTATGAAAATTGGTAACAAAATAAAATTACGTAACGGCAATGCTGGCACTATCGTCTATGAGAGCCCATTTGGTAAATTATTAATCGTTGAGCATAACTGTGATGAGTTACCACCTAGCCACTGGCATAATGCGGATGGTACGTTTTATGCAGATTGTACAAGTGATTTAGATGTAGTTCAGGAATAAAGACGGCGACACTATCTGTGCGGTAACACGGATAATGCCAGCTAAGCAGAATGAGCCTGCATATAGCTATATGCCGCCTACCTCGCGAGGCAGGCGGTATTTTAACAAAACCGCTAAAAATGGGAAAGTATATGCAGAATTTAAAAGAGATCCGTTGCCAATGTTGCAACAAATTATTGGCAAAAGTCGGCACAGTGAAACGTTTAGAAATCAAATGTAGTCGCTGTAAAACCATTAACCATATTAATTAACTTGATTTGAGTGTCGGAGTGTCAAGAACACCGGAACGCCATAGATAAGAAGGAAAACACTATGGCAAATCAAGCCCAAAGAAACTTTAAGCAAGCCCCATTACCATTTATCGGACAAAAAAGAATGTTCTTAAAGCATTTTGAACGCGTGCTGATGGAAAACATCCATAATGATGGTGAAGGTTGGACGATTATAGACGTGTTTGGAGGGAGTGGTTTATTAAGCCACACAGCTAAACGAATTAAGCCAAAGGCAAGAGTAATCTATAATGATTTTGACGGATATTCAGACAGACTAAAACACATAAGCGATATAAATCGTTTACGTGAAATACTCTATCAAACTGTTGATGGAATTATACCAAAAAATAAGCGGATAAGCAAACATTTAAAGCAAGAAATTATAAATAAAATCAATGATTTTAAAGGTTTTTTAGACCTGAATTCACTATCCAGTTGGTTGCTTTTTAGCGGTCAACAAGTGGCTTCACTGGACGAGCTATATAGCAAAGATTTTTGGCATTGTATTCGTCAATCAGACTACCCCGAAGCCATAGGATATTTAGATGGCATTGAAGTAATGCGGGAATCTTTTCATGTTTTATTGCCAAAATTTAAAGATAATCCCAACACATTATTTATATTAGATCCACCATACCTATGTACTCGACAGGAAAGCTATAAACAAGCAACCTATTTTGACCTAATAGACTTCTTAAGGCTTATCAATTTAACAAGGCCGCCTTACATCTTCTTTAGTTCAACAAAGTCTGAGTTCATCAGGTTCATAGAGTATACCCAAGAACAGCAAGTAGATAATTGGGAATCATTTGAGGGAGCCAATAGAATAGTGGTAAATGCTTCAGCAAGTTATTCTGGCAAATATGAAGATAATTTAATTTATAAGTTCTAAAATTTAAACGCCCTTCAAAGTCAATTTAAAGGGCGTTTATTTTCTCAAAATTAGCGGTTAAAATTCGCTTAAAATGGGAAATGACGGATTTTTCCGAATTCTCACTTTTAGCGGTTGCGTTTCCCAAAATTCGCGAACGGCTACATTGGTAATTACCCGCTGCCACAGATACCATGCTCTTACCT